GGGTTTCTCTTTCACCAACAAACGAAACGAAAAGTTATGACTAAGGACAAATCGGCCGCAATCCGGTCACTCAAGGTCGTCTCAGGCTCGAACAGGACGGATTCGGATTTTGATATCCCTAGGGAGCCAATCAAGTCTCTAATAGGCTCTCCAACTCCAAGAATCCACTCAAGGCTCAACGATTTACCCTCAAAAGGTGACGAGATAATTGCATTTGCTGAATCAGTGGGCATTGATCTAATGCCTTGGCAGAAATTCGTGATTCATCACGCCCACAAAGTCAAGGCTGACCAGCGATGGCAGCATTCTGAAATTTGCATTGTGGCAGCTCGACAACAAGGAAAATCCACGCTGCTCTTAATCCGGGCATTGGCTGGACTCTTTCTGTGGGATGAGCCGTTGCAGATTTCGTCAGCTCACCGGCTTTCAACGGCGTTGGAATTGTTCCGGCAAATTGTCAAGGTCATCGAGACCAATGATTTCTTGAAAAAGCAGGTTCAGGTCATTCGATGGGCGCATGGATCAGAAGAAATTGTCACAATCACCGGCAATCGCTATATGGTCAAAGCATCCAACAACGCAGCTCGTGGAATTTCTCGGCCAGAGGTTGTTTATATGGATGAACTCTCTGAGATGAAAGACTTAGATGGGTTTGCCAGTTTGCGCTATACCATGATGGCTTCCAGAAATCCGCAGGTATGGACATTCTCGACGGCCGGGGATCAGACATCGGTTGTCTTAAATCAGCTTCGAGATCGTGGGATGGCGGCGGCCATAGGCGGCAGCGACTCAATCTGTTATTTGGAATGGTCGGGCTATACCGACGACATACACGATGAGCAAAATTGGGTGGCAAGTAATCCAGCTCTAGGCCATACAGTCCATGAGGACAATATCCGGGCAATTCTTAACGATCCTCCGCATGTAGTCCAGCAAGAAGTCTTATGTCGCTGGATTCATCAGAAGGATGCAGTCATTCCAGCCATCTCATGGCAAGAGTGCATGGATGAGTCGGTGCAGCTTGATTCAGAGAAAACAACATGGTTTGGACTTGATTTGTCGCCGGATCGTAGAGCGGGGGCATTGGTAGCTGCTCAGAAGCTCAGTAATGATAAATTTGTCGTCAAATTGCTTCGGACTTGGGAAAACTCGGTATCTCTTAACGATTTGGAGATGGCAAATCAAATTGCTGACCATTTTAAGAAATATCCGGTCGAGACAATTGCCTACTCCAAAAGAACGGCCACAGCTGTCGCCGGTCGCTTGGTTCCAGCCGGTATTCCCATTATGGATTTTGACGGCCACAATTATGCAACCGCATGCGATCAATTACTTTCGGCCATCACATCAAACAGGCTTCGCCATAATGGGAATGAAGAGCTGACCAAGCAGATGCTCTCGGCCGTGCGATTGCCTCATGGCGATGGGGGATGGGTAATAGGCCGCAGAGCGTCACAGACCACAGTTTGCGCTAGCGTGGCCGCCGCGCTTGCGACATTCTATGCGACACGCCCAGAGACTGAGATTGATATTTTAGTGGGTTGATGCTTGACCTTTGAGAGAATTCGTGTATGGGATTCAGAGACATCTTTGTTCGAACTTCATCCGTCACAGAGCTGGCATACGACGTCTCTGCATCTCTTGCACCGGTAACGACTCTTGATTCACTCTCGCCATTCTTTCGCGGCGGTCGTACAGCTACACGCGAAGAGGCTATGAGCGTTCCGGCAATTGCTCGCGGCCGTAACATTATTTGTTCATCCATTGCTTCAATTAGCATTGAAGTGCGTGATCGTGTTACTGGGATGCAAGTTGATTCACCGCGCGTGATTCACACACCGGATCCACGCATCCCGGGAGTGGCCACCTATGTCTGGACATTAGAAGATTTGTTATTTTATGGTTATGGGTATTGGCAGATAACTGAACTGTTTGCCGATACGCAGCGCGTTCGCAGCGTTCAAAGAATTTCGCCAGATCGCGTCACCATTAACACAAATGCAGATTCGACAGAGATTGAGTCTTATTCCATTGATGGATATACGCCACTTCCGCTTACAGGCGTTGGATCACTGGTCGTGTTCTACGGCAATGATGAAGGATTACTCAATCGCGCTGGTATGACAATAAGAACCGGCGCAGAACTCGAGCGCGCCGCAGCTCTTTATGCGCGTGAGCCTGTTCCACAAATGGTTTTGAAATCAAATGGCACTGCATTGCCAGCCGATCGCATTGCTAAACTCCTGGAGTCTTGGGGTGCAAGTCGCAGAAATCGCACCACTGCATTCTTAAATGCTGATATTTCGCTGGAGACTTTGGGCTTTGATCCCGAAAAATTACAGCTTGCAAGTGCGAGAAGCTACATCGCAACCGAATTGGCCAGAGCCTTGGGAATCCCGGCCTACTTCATCGATGCTGAAACTGGATCATCGATGACGTATTCAAACGCTGCAACAACACGCCAGACATTGCTCGACTTTTCATTGATTCCATTGATGAACTCTATTACCAAAAGATTATCAATGCCAGATTTTCTCCCATCATCGCAACGAGCAGACTACGCGTTAGATGACTACTTGCGCGGATCAGCATTAGAGCGCGCCCAGATCTATGAGATTCTCAATCGCGTCGGCGCATTGAGTGCAGAAGAAATCCGAATTCAAGAGGAGATGATCCGATGAAAGTATTGACACCATTTACCATCACGGCAGCCGATTCAGAGGCTCGCACTATTACCGGCCAGATTGTTCAATTCGATACACCGGCGAGCGCATCAACCGGCAAAGTCTTATTCAAATCAGGTTCATTGATTCCAGCATCGGTCAAGCTCAATCTTGAGCACGACGCATCCCGGCCAATCGGAAAGACGCTATCAATGGAGCTTGCACCAGATGGCAAATCAATCAATGCCACGTTCAAGATTTCAAAAACTAACGCCGGCTCAGACGCGATCCAAGAAGCAATGGATGGATTGCGCGACGGCTTTAGCGTGGAAGCCAATGTCTCAGATCATGGATTTAACGAAGACGGAACGATGGTCGTCAATGAAGCCACATTGATTGGCGTGGCACTCACACACAACCCAGCATTCGATGAAGCTCGCGTCAGTCATGTCGCGGCGACTACCGAAGTCATACCAGATGAACAACCAACCGAAGGAGACGCAGTGGAACCCACTACCGAAAAAATAGAAGCACCAGCCGCAGAGGTGGTCGAGGCTTCACAGCACGTCGTTCAAGCTAACAAGCCAGCACCATATTTCACTTCACCACGCAACCCAATTGTTAATCTTGGGTCATGGATGGAGCATTCAATTAAGGCCAAAATCAATCCAATGTCAGAGTCTGCAATTTATATCGCAGCCACAAATGACAACTTGGGAACAAGTAATCCCGGATTTAATCCAACACGCCAGCTCACAGAAGTAATCAATGGACTGAGCAACGGAACACGCGGCGCAATCGATGCGATTTCACGCGGCACATTGCCAGATGCTGGACTCACATTTGAAATCCCAAAGATTTCTCAAATTGCAACAGTCGCAGACGTTGCAGAAAATGGCGCGGTATCAAATACCGATGTGAATTCGGCTTTCATTTCAGTTCCAGTCACGCGCTTCGCAGGACGCAACGTGCTCACGACTGAAATCATTGACAGATCTTCACCTGATTTCTTCAATGAGCTTGTTCGCATTATGGGATCAGCAATGGCATTTGCTCAAAACAAATACGTTGCAGCTCAATTGGTAGCAGATGCAACAGCTGATGGAACTCCAACAGCTAACACAGCAGCAGGATTGATTGCATACGTCAGCCGCGCAAATGCAGCCGTTTATGCAGCAACTCAGCGATTTGCACAAAACATCTTGGTATCTCCCGGACAATGGTCAAATATCATGGGCTATAACTCAAGCGGAATTCCATTGTTCAATGCTTATCAGCCATCAAATCAGGCTGGACTTGTTACTGGACAATCACAGCGCGGTCTAGTGCTTGGACTCAATTTCTTCGTCGATAACTCAGGCGAAGTTACTGGAACAGGCGATGATTCAATGCTAGTGATTGAGCCGGGCGCATACTCATGGTATGAGAGCGGCAACTTCCGTCTCGATGTCAATAAGCCATCTGATGGAACTGTTGAAATCTCACTCAATTCTTATGGTGCATGCGCCACAAAAATTGGTGCCGGAGCCAACGCGTTTAACTTCACCTAATCACTAATCATCGGCCAGAGCCGCTCCCGGATCTGGTCGAGCAGTAGAAGGGAACGGAAATGCCACAAATTGTCACTCAACAAGAGTTGCGCGATATTCTTGGCGTTTCTGTTTCTCTTTACTCCAACGCATATCTTGAGCAAATGATTGAAAGTGCAGAGCTGACGATTCTGCCATTGCTCACCGGATACCAATCAGCCGTTGTAAGTGTCTTTGTAGAAGATTCCATCGCCTATTACACGACTCAGCGCGTCAATTATTTCGTGCCGGGTCAGAGTGTCGTCATAACCGGATGTGGCGACTATGACGCAACAGTGACAGTCACCGACGATCGCATTGCGCCATTTGTCTTTACGTCTGCAACGGGCGAAGCAGACAGCACATACACGATCCCAATCATACCGGCTGGGCTTGCGTGTATTGATGGGGCAACCGCTGGAGATCTTTACTCTGGCGTTGCTCCCATTAAGTCAGCCATTCTTGTCGTATCGGTGGAAGTATTCCAAAGCGTTACAGCACCGGGCAATCAAATCATGAGCGATTCATTTCAACCATCGCCATTTATTCTTGGCCGCAGCTTAAGCAGCCGTATTGTTGGACTTCTCGGGCCGTTCCTTGAAGTCGAGACGATGTGTTTATGACAATCGAAGCGGATATCCGGACACCTTTGCAAAGCTCACTGACCAGCATTGCGGCAAACGTGTACAACGGGATTCCAGAGACTATGACAAGCCCATCGATTGTTTTGGTTCCCGGATCGCCATACATGGAGAGCGTTCTGATCAATGGATCAGTGACAAAGCTTAAATTGAATTATCTCATTACTGGCGTTGTGGGTTATTCCAGCAACGCAGCTGCAATGACAAATTTGGAAGATCTTATGGTCTCCATTATCTCAACCATGCCCGGCGGTTATGTCGTCGGAGATGTCAGCACATTCTCACCTTTGGAAGTCGGAACAGGAAAATTCTTGACATCCGATTTGCAAGTCTCAACGTATTACACCGACTAAGGAGAAAAAAACATGGCAACAACAATCATCACTGGCAGAGATATCACTTTCACGATTGACAGTGATAATTTTGATGCCCAAGCAATGTCAGCGACTTTGACAGTCGATTCGACAATCAATACATATCAAACACTTGATGGAAAAGCCTATTTCACCACCGACACTCAAGGATCATTCGCCGTTGAAATGCTTGCCGACTGGGGAGCACCATCATCGCTTTGCGAAGCTCTTTGGACGGCTGCAACTAACGCACCACAGACTGGATTGCCAGTTGTATTTGTGGCCGACACTGGTGCATCATTTGCATTCGATGTCCAGCCAATCTTGCCATCTGCCGGCGGTACAGCTCCAGATGCTCAGACAGTATCGCTTGCATTTACTTGCGTAACCACGCCAGTGCTAACAATCAGCTAATCAAAGGAGACCGGGAGCATGAAACTTAATATTGAAGTTACTTACCAGACCGGGGAAGTCGCAACCTACACGGCGGCTCCACCGGAATGGCAAAAGTGGGAGCAGAAAACAGGATTTACAATCCAACAGGCAGAGGAGAAAATTGGAATATCTGATCTCTTATTTCTAGCTTATAGTTCAATGAAGCGTGAGAATGCCGGTAAGCCGGTTAAATCTTATGAGATTTGGTGCGAAGGCGTTGCAGATATAGGAGCAGGGAGCGCAGACCCAAAAGTTACGCCGTCGGAAGTCTCAGCCGAATAGTTGTTGAGCTTGCACTGGCGACAAATATCCCGATGAGCGAGTGGACGACGGCGGAACAGATTTTAACGGCGATGGAGATATTGGAGAAGCGACATGGCGTTTAAGGCTACAAAAGGCCAAGGCTCATTTCGCATTGAAGTCGAGCCTTATGAACTCAAAAATTTGATTTCAACTCTCAATTCATTAGATAAAGAAACTCAAGGTCGTGTAAGAGATGCCGCACAACCTCTTTCAAAAAGACTTGCTGGTCAGCTTATGATGTTTGGCGGCAGCTCACCAACTCCACAAACCAAATTGGTACTTTTATCAATGCTCACTCCAAGAGATCGTTTGATTCGCGTTGATATTGGCGGCTCAAAAAAAGTCGGTCGGCCATACGGCGGCACTGCAAGCAAAAGTGGAAAAGGCAACAAGGTTGGCCGTAGTGCAGCTCCAGCCGGTGCGTTACTTTGGGGTTCTGAATATGGATCCCACTCAGGGGTTGATCGTGCTGGTCGAAAATATACCAATCGATTTAAGGCACCTCAAAATCGTCTTGGATATTGGATTAATGACGCAGTGGATTTTTATACACCAGTTGTTGCAAAAGAGTATATTGCGATTGTTCAAGGAATCATTAACGATTTGAGGCTCAACTAATGGCTGGAATTCCAAAAGTCAAGATTACTTTTGATGCTGATTTTGATGATCTCAAAAAAGGCATCAAAGGCGGTCAAGATGAAATTGAAAGTTTTGGCTCAAAAGTTGGTGACTTTGGGAAGAAAGCTGGACTGGCATTTGCCGCAGCCGGTATCGCCGCAGCCGCTTATGCATCCAAACTTCTAATTGATGGCGTTAAATCAGCAATCGCCGATGAAGCGGCACAAGCGAGCTTGGCACAAACTCTCAAAAATGTAACTGGGGCAACTGATAACCAAATTGCCGCCACCGAAAAATATATTCTTAAGACATCTCTGGCCAATGGAATCACCGACGATGTATTGCGACCATCATTGGAAAGATTACTTCGAGCAACAAAAGACGTCAGTGAAGCTCAAAAACTTCAGACACTTGCACTTGATATTGCGGCTGGTAGTACAAAAAGTCTAGAGGCAATCTCCAACGCGCTTGGAAAAGCCGTAGAAGGAAATACGGGAGCATTATCAAAATTAGGTGTTGGACTTACGGCGGCACAACTTAAAACCATGAGCATGGATGATATTACAAAAGTTTTAGCCGATACTTTCGGCGGTCAAGCATCGGAAAAAGCAGACACATTTGCTGGCAAGATGTTACGTCTGAATGTGGCATTTGATGAGGGTAAAGAGACAGTTGGATCATTCGTACTCGATGCCATAACGCCGATGGTTGATACATTTGTCAAAGAGGTCGTTCCAGCAATAGCAGCATTCGCAGAGCAAATCGGCCCGAAACTAGAACCAGTCATAACATTTCTTGGAGATTACATCAAGAATGTATTGGTTCCAGCTTTCAAATCAATCTGGGCATTCATCACGGACTTCTTAATTCCAACATTCTCGGCCGTTCTGATTCCCGTTATTGACGGATTAAGATCAGCATTTAAAAAGATTCAAACTGCAATTAGTGACAACAGCGAAGAACTCAAGCCATTTATTGATTTTATGAAAAAGGTTGCAGACTTTGCCAGAGATACTTTGGCTCCTATTCTTGGCACAGTGCTCAAAGGTGCTTTTAGCGTATTAGGTTCAATCATTTCAGCAACAATCTCAGGCTTTGCCGGTATTGTCACGGCAGTCAATAACGTCGTCAATGCGGTCAAAGCATTCATCCGATTGATGACCGATAATCCCATCACGCGATTCTTTGGCGGTGGATCAGCAGATAATGGAAAATCAAAAGGCTTGGTTGCAGGGGTTGATTTAAGCACTGGTGATTTAACGGGTTTGACCGATAGCACTGGCGGCATGACAGTTACGGATTCAGGATCGGTTGCAGATTTAAGACGCCTGGACAACGCGCAAGCCAATTCAGTTATCAATCTGACAGTCAATGGCGCAATAGATCCAGAAGGCACATCTCGCACGATTGTCGATACGCTCAACAATTCATTTTTTAGAGGCACCGGCGGCGCGACGAATCTGCAAATGGCATGAGCGTATTTAATCCAGTCTGGAGAGTGACGATTGGCGGCGTCCAGTACCAAACAGCCATTCTTGCCAATCTAACCATCACATCTGGGCGAACCAATATCTATGAGCAAGCCCAAGCCGGATACACCAACATCGAGCTGATAAATTTAGATCAATCAAATGTCATTATCAGCATCAACGATGCAATCACCATTGAACTTCAAGATTCAACAGCTACATTCATTCCCATCTTTGGCGGCTCAGTCGTTGAGGTTGGAATCTCGGTGGCAGAGCTTGGCAATGTGGCCTACGCCCAGCGAATCAAAATCATTGCATTGGGTGCTTTGGCAAGATTGCCAAAGGCTTTAACAAATGGCGTCTTGGCTCAAGACTTTGATGGCAATCAGATCTTGACGATTCTGACGGATTTATTGCTCAATCAATGGAATGAAGTACCAGCCGCGCTTCAGTGGAATACTTATGATCCGACAACTCAATGGCAAGATGCCGAAAATACCGGACTGGGTGAGATTGATACACCGGGCAATTACGAGCTGGCACAACGCTCATCAAGTCGAACCGATATGTATTCACTGGTGGCCGCGCTCGCCACGAGCGGTCTGGGTTATATTTATGAAAATGCGCAGGGGCAAATCTCATACGCCGATTCGACACATCGATCCATTTATCTGGCCACCAATGGATATGTAAATTTAAGTGCCAACAATGCTCAAGGCTCTGGACTGACCATTCAATCCCGGACTGGCGACGTTCGCAACACCATAACCCTCAAATACAATACAAATTCGACATCAGAGGTCAGTGCGGCAAATCCTGCATCCGTCACACTTTACGGCCAGCTTGCGCAAATTTTTACGACCACCATTAAGCATCAAGCCGACGCCCAAGATCAGGCAGATTTCTATTTGACTTTGAGAGCGTTCCCACAATACAACTTTAACCAAATCACATATCAGCTCACTAACCCAGAAATCGATGATGGCGATCGAGATTCGCTCATTAATGTGTTTATGGGAATGCCGGTGGCAATTGCCGACTTGCCACTCAACATGTCATCTGGCACATATTTGGGCTTTGTTGAAGGCTGGACATTTCAGGCCGCTTATAACCAGATAAGCGTCTCGCTCAATCTCTCACCATTGGCATATTCACTCCAAGCGATGCAATGGCAAGATGTGAGTGTCGCAGAGGCTTGGAATACAATTTCTGGGATACTCGACTGGGAACACGCCCTAGTCGTGGCATAAGGAGAAAAGATGAGCAATCCAACAAGCAACTTCGGCTGGCAAATGCCTACGGCGACCGATCTTGTCACTGATTTACCAGCCGACTTTGAAGTCTTTGGCCAAGCGGTGGACACAGATTTCGTCGATCTTCTTGGTGGCACAACTGGTCAAATCTTGTCCAAAACAAGTGCGACGGATTTGGATTTTACTTGGATTGCTAATGACCAAGGTGACATCACTGGCGTAACAGCTGGCGTTGGTATTACAGGCGGCGGCACATCTGGAACAGTAACAGTCACAAATGACATGGCAACAACAATCACAGCAGCCGGTGACATTGTTGTCGGTACAGGATCAGGCACATACGACAATCTTCCAATTGGCACAACTGGACAGCTCTTGACAGCTGACACGACAGTCTCTCCATATAAGGTCAAATGGGCAACGCCAGCAGCTTCAGCAAGCGGATTAACTCTAATTAACACCACTACTTTCTCAGGTGCATCAAGCGTTGCAGTAGATAGTGTATTTACATCAACATATCCAAATTATTTTATACAGACTAATTTTACTTCTGCAACTGGTTCAAATCAAACTTTGTCCATGCGCATGCGGGCTGGTGGCACTAGCTATTCAGGTGGAGATTATTTCACACTAGGTGGCAGATTCTATTCTGGAGCCGTTGCCGCTGTTGGCGGTGTATCAACTGGTTTTGATTTACATAGTATTGAAGCAACCAACGGAAATTATGCTCACAATACAATTCAATTATTAGCACCGCAGGCAGCAGTCTTTACCAAAATCACATCTTTCGGTCTGGGTTATCAAACTTCTCCAGCCTATACAACAAACGCAATTCACATGTCTGGGTTGCTTCAAACAACGACCCAATATGATGGCTTTCTGATGTATGTTGCTTCCGGCAATATCGCAGGCACAGTCAAAGTTTATGGCTATGCAAACTAAGGAGACAAACATGACAACTTCAAAGACTTTCATTGTTAATGCTGAAACTGGAGAAGAAATTGTCCGTGAGTTAAATGCCGATGAATTAGCACAGCAGGCCATTGATGTAGCGGCGCACGAAGCAAAAACGGCAGCAGCCGAACAAGCCGCTACCGACAAAGCAGCACTATTAGCCAAACTTGGCATCACTGCCGATGAAGCAAAACTGCTGTTGAGTTAATGCTAACAAGTTACAACGGCTGGCCTGCATCAAAGGATCAGGCAGAAATCGGCATCGTGAGCATTCCCATCGAGGGAACAAAGCTCAAGGTGCGATGCGCAAAAGCCGTTGCTCCATTGATTGCTGGATTCTGCAAAGAATTTCATGAGCTGATTGAGCCGATTGATGAAGGCACACTCGACGACTGGGGATACGCATTTCGAGATGTTAGAAATGTTCCGGGGAAGCTCTCCAATCACGCATCTGGAACGGCTATCGATCTAAATGCAACTCAGCATCCTCTTGGCAAAATCGGCACATTCCCGGCTGAGAAGGTTCCGATGATTAAAGCACTAGCAAAAAAATATGGACTTATATGGGGTGGTTCTGAAACTTGGAAACGCCGCGATGAAATGCACTGGGAGATTGGATTGAGTGAAGCGAAAGTCGCGGCACTCATCGGGAGCTTGAACAAAGGAGAAAACTAATGGATCAAGCGAAAGCAATGTTGGCATCATGGGCAAGAAGCTCTGTTGCCGGAATGCTGGCCGTCTATATGACGGGCAATACCAATCCAAAGGATCTGGCAATGGGCTTAGTAGCTGGAATTGTTCCAATGCTGGCTCGCTGGGCTAATCCAAACGATGCAGGATTTGGCCGAAAGAAGTGAGTGTCGGCGAATGGACGGCGGTGGGTGCGCTTGTCTTAGCGGTGCTCACTGCCATCTATTCGTCAATGAGAGTCATAGTGCGATCCATAATGTCGGAGCTGAGCCCGAATGGTGGTTCCAGCATGAAGGATCAAGTGAGCCGAATTGAGGCAAGATTGGATCAATTGATTCTGGAATTGGCACTCAAGAAATAGACACGCCGAGGCGCGTTCTTGCCAATGTCAGCCATTGATGTCACTCTGTATCTGGGAGCAAGCTAGATGAATGGAAGCCAACTGGCTTGCTCCCACTAACAGAAACGGGAGCAAAAAATGAATGAAGCATCAATTATAATAATGATGGGCTTTGCCGGATTCTTATGGGCAGTGGCCGCGTACACAGTGGGAGTCAAAGAAGGCGAGCGCAGAGGCTACGCCAGAGCGCGAGCATTAGCGCGTCATGCATCATCGAGGGAAGTGAGCAAATGAGCTTCTTGGACAATTATGAGGATGTTGCAGCTCGCATCCAGCGATTCTGGAAAGCACACCCATCGGGCAAGATCCACACATCAATCATCGACGTTGATCTTAAGGCCGGCTACATCTTGGTCGAATGCCGGGTCTTTCGAGAGTTTGAAGATGTCGAGCCATCTGGCATCGATTACGCATTTGGCAACGTGGCCACCTATAACGTCCAGATGAAAAAGTGGTTTGTTGAAGACACAGTGACATCGGCGATTGGCCGAGCAATTGGTTTGGTGCTGGGATCTGATAAGAGGCCAACGGCTCAAAATATGGCACAAGTTGAACGAGTTGATTCGGCGATTGTAAAGTCATCGGCCAATGACGTTGATCTTTGGCAGACACACTTCGGGGCAATCCCATCGTATAAGACTCAGGAGGAAGTCGATGCCGCCGGCGTTACGAGCCTTGGCGGTGCGATACAGGCCGTCACAGCCGCGATTGGCACCGACACACTCAAAGAGGCTCCGCTATGCCCACACGGCCATCGTATTTGGCGTGAAGGCGTATCGGCTAAGACTGGCAAAGCGTGGGCGAATTACTCATGCATTGAGCGAAAGCCTAATCAATGCGAGCCGGTCTGGTATGTCATGGGGTCATCCGGCAAATGGTCGCAACAACTATGAGCGACTACGTTGAAATTATCAGCCCAAGAACGATGACATGCAAAATTCTCAAAGACATGGAAGTGGTCGAGGAATACAAAATTGAGCAATGTGATAAATGCTCACAGCTCAAGCGACTTGATCCATTTGGCTATCAAAAAGGTTATGACAATCTGGAGAATGTCATTTGGTTCTGCGTGGATTGCCGATGATTATGGTGCGACTTTCACGCGCCGATGAGATTGTGGCACACACTGCTGGGCTTGCCAGAGAATCAACGTATGGATCTAATCCCAAGTTCCAAGGTAACAAAGGCAACTTTCACAATGCCGTTGTCATTCACTCTGAAGCTGCCGGTGCTGAGATAGCTGTTGCGCGCTATCTTGGCATTGATGGCTTTACACCGACAATTAACACATTTAAGAATGAACCGGATATTAACTGGGATGGCGTGGCCATCGAGGTCAAACAAACGGCACATCGTAACGGCCATTTCATCGTCAGCAATGATGATCGAGACAGCGACATGGGCATCCTTGTCGTGGGTGAATCACCGACGTACTACATCGCCGGATGGATACCGGTGGGAGTGGCCAAGCGATCACGATTTGCGTCATCATCTGGGGGCTGGTGGGTCAGCCAAGTCAATCTCCAACCCATCGAAAATCTGTTAAAGAGCCATCATGCGCCAGCTGCAATTTGATTGCTCGATCTGCGCCAAGCTCTACGGAGATGGGCGAAAGCTACACGGGCTGACCAAAGGCGCAGAATTAACGCTCAATGAATGGTTCACTCAATGCTCTGGGTGCGGTGCGTTCTCGATCAAGATTATTGATGATGAGATGGTGGCTGGCCTTGAATAGTTATCCACAGGCTTATCCACAGGCACTTGTGGACATATCGACACACCAACGCCAATCCTTGACAAGATGTCAGTCTCGATGGCTATACTTAAAAGATAGATATATCTTAATAAAAGATAAAGAAAAAAAGATAAAGAAAAATAAAGCAAATACTTATAAAAGCGTCACAGCTATGTCAATTCTCATTTTGACCTTGATGCCGGTAAATGCAGCCAAAGCAGTGTCACAGACTGATTTGCTCAAGCTCTATGCACATTCAAGAATTATCAATTATGAGCAATTCAAATGCTTTGATGCACTCATCACCAGAGAATCTCATTGGAGAGTAGATGCTAAGAATGGATCTCATTACGGCTTAGGCCAGATGCGAAATGCCAAGTACCGGACACTCGATGGCTTCTCGATGGTGGACTGGAGCATTCGTTATGCGACGAAGCGATATGGTTCGATGTGTAATGCATGGGGATTCTTCAAGGCGAATGGGTATCACTGATGGTTAGCGGAAAGCATGCGCGAGTTTATGGATCAGCATGGCGCAAGATGCGCATCTACATCTTGTCAAGAGATGGCCACACATGTCAGTATTGCGCAGCTCCAGCCACGACAGTGGATCATATTCAACCGGTGGCCAAAGGTGGTGAGATATTGAACCCAGAAAATTTAGTGGCTGCATGCGTATCGTGTAACTCAAAAAAGCAAGACAAGGACAGTCGCTTTTTTTTGAGGCCGATTCCCAC